AAGATTTTTCATTTCTGTTCTAATCGGTATATTATACGGCGTATATACATAAAATCTTTTCACTAGTCTAAGTAAGTCATCTGGATTCATTTTAAGCTCGACCAAAGTGCTAATTTTTGTCTTTTCATTTTACGTGCAGAATTTATATTACCATCTGAGATTATGCATTTTTCGGTTAATACATCAACCATTGCGAGCAAATCTCCGATCTCTTCTTCAAATTTTTCTTTATTCGTTTGTGAATCTGAATTTGGATATCTTGAATCGAATCCAAATCTAAAAACTTTACTGATCGCTTGCGTAACTTCTGCGCATTCTTCCTGTGCGATTAACAGGATTTCCTTCTCAACTGTTCCCATAAACTCTTTCATTCCATCTTTCTTCAACAATTTCATTTACCCAGTCGACTGGACAACCCAGTTCGTCAGCGATTTCTTGACAAGATTTCCAGTTTACTGGACCTCTGTACTTGTCAAGAAGGTAATTGATATTTTCCCACAACTCTTTCATCGCAGCCATAATAACTCCTTACTTACTCAAGTTTAAAATACGACCATCATATTCCATGAAACTTACTTCGAAGGGAACAAACACAATTTTACCAACACGAGAATGTTTACCCTTTGGTTGTTTCTTACCATCAAACACATCTGTCGTACAAGTAATTTTGTAAGCCATGTAACCCATTTCGTTGCTAATTGATTCAACAGTACCTTCAGCGTAGCAGTCGTTACGACCAACCATAGGTTTAAAATCATAGCCACGAATCACATCACCAACAGAAGCCAACTTAGCATTTTTCAACATTTTAGTTCCTTTTCTCAATTCCATATAATAATTATACCATATTTGTGAATTAAAGTAAAGCGAAATGATGAAAAACCCTACTAAAAGTAGGGTTATTTGGACTACAGGAGGGTCAAAAAGGACTTATTTCGCCTTTACAGCGTCTTTTTTGGCGACTTTGGGCTCTGGTTTTGGGATGAAACCATTATCCTCAGCCCACTTTTTGGTGAGTTTTGGATAGAGTTTGTTGAGTTTCTGATCTTTTACAGCGAGGATAAGGGCTACCTCGTCTGCATGGATGCCTTCCAAAAGTCCTACAAACATCTGCTCTCGTTGTAGTTGTTTAAGGTCTTTACGGCAAAACACATAGAACCTGCGCATCTCAGCATACAGATTGATAGGTGTCATACCGAGTGGTTCAGCTGCAGGTTTGAAGGGAGGTGCTCCCTCTGGCAACTCAAACTTCTTTTCCTTCATGTATGCATATTCCATAATCAACTGAATTGCGTTCACCTGACTACGATACTGTTGAAGATTTTTTGGATCTTCATTAATTTTCTCTAATACTTTAGTAATTGGCTGTGCCATATTAAAACTCCTCAATCTCGTCTAATAGTAATCGACATCTGTTGGCAATCAGATAATTCATTATCGCCATTTTATCGCCCTTTGGTTTAATACTTAGGTAAGTATCAAGGATGACTTTCTTGATGTCGTCAGGAATGTAATCAAAATTTACTAGAATTTGATTGCGTTGCCAATTGCGTTTCTCCTCATCATTGCGACAAGCATCAATACCCTTCTCCATAAATTCAGCCAATCGTTTAGCTGACACTGGAGTTTGTCGTTCGCCAGCAACAAAACAATTATCCTTGCTAAGAATGTTTGGAATGCCATCGCCTGTATCACCCTTAACCACATGAGTAATGTAGTTCTCATGGATCTCAGATTTCTTGGCTGTGATCATCTTACGCAACAGTGGACTGTACTGTTTCACATTGTTAAACTTGTGAAGTTGTTTAAAGTCTTTGTCGCTTGAGACAATCATAACATTCTCACTGAACCCAAACTCTTGAGTCTGTTGCGTCAGAACTGCAATGATGTCATCAGCTTCGCACTGTTCCAGATGCATAACTTTGTAAGGAAAGTTTTGAGTAATCTCATCACGAATCTTACTCAGCGTGTCAAAAATCAAACCCCAGTCTAATTCAGAAGCATCTCGTGCTTTCTTACGACTTGCCTTGTAGTGTTCAAAGTATTGACGACGCCAGTAGTTACGACCATCACAACAAATAACTACATCTCCGTAATCTTTACCATACTTTTTCTTGTAGGATTTTATTGTTGAGAGAGTCGCATGGCGAATCAAATCGGTAGTCTGCTTCTCATCCCCAGACATCAACTCCTTCTTGAAAGAGAGGATGTTGGCTAGAGATACTTGTGAATAGTCAATTAAAATCATATTAAAATACTTTCAGTAGGATACATTCTTCGTTCACACGACCATTCAGAGCAGCTTCTTTGGTAGTCAATGCTTTATACGCAGAGTTCAATGGACGCTTACCCATTGCTTGGTAGTCTTTGACCAACTCTGGCTTACGCAGGGTTTTACCACCTGAGTTTGATGGATCATAGCCAATGATAGTAGTACCCTTGACGGATAAACCTGCATCATCCATGGCACGATACACCTGTAGTTTCTTGTACTTTGTATTATAAACCCACAGTTCGTTGCTGTTGATAATACTTGTGGCAAGAACAGATTTGATTGAGAACTCAGGGAATTCCTTCATGAATTTCATTTTCTCGACCAACTTACCAGCTGGTTTCTCTTTACGCTTTCTTGGCGCTCTAGTTGCTTTTGCGACTTGAACCTGTAACCCACATGCTTCTTTGATTGACTGGTACAAAGCAAGGAGTTTCTTAATCTTCGTTTTCTTGAGATGACTGTAGCCTTCGTTAAGCTGTTCATCGTTACCCTCTAGAACCTCTTCAAGTTCAGCAATAGTTTTATCAAACAATGGAGCAATCAGTTTCGCAACTGGACCACTAATTTGATACTGTTGTAGTGTTTTCGCAGGATCGAATGTTTTATCTTGTTTGATAAACTCATCAATCATACCCTCAAACTCGCCAGCCATTTCTCGTGCTTTCTCAAGCATGCGCTCTTGAATTGTGTTAGAACTTGGCTCAGCTTTTTTCTCGGCAACAACTAATGGTTTAGGTATAGCGTTTTTGAGTTCTTCAAGTTTATTTGACAGATAGTTGCTTTCTTTATCTTCGAGAACAGAACCTGTTTCAATTAGACGAGCAAGGATACCTGCGTGACGAAACAAACTCTCATCAAGTTTATTCAATTGAATCGCAAGTTTCTTGTCAGTTTTGTTGATGTAGTGTAACAACCACTTTTTCTTTTCTTTGTCATCATGATTGGCGTTGTAGTAATTCAATGCCATCAATAGATCTCGCTGATAGGTATCGGGACTGAGTGTTACCTCAGAACCCTTTACCATGCGTTCTGCCTTTGCAACGATTTGCTTGTTTTTAGCTGATGTAGCCATAAGATTTCTCCTCAATAATAGAATAATTATACCCTATCATTGAATTAATGTCAAGCATTAGTTTTTACTCGATGTTCCAAGTAATCCACCAGACAAAATTGCACTTAAAACGATTGTTGCCAGCCATGTATCCAAATTTGTTGGAATTGCAAGAGAAGGGAACAAAGTATTTAATGACCAGATTGTTAGTATCGGGCTACCAATTATTAGTAGCACAACAATGAAAGCAATGAAAAATACTTTTATTCCATTAGCCATTATGCTTTCTCCTGAACAATCAGTTGATACAAATCTTCAAACTCTTCATGCTCCGCTACTTCTTGTGTGTAGTTTTGCTTGTGGTATACTTTAGCCATACGATTTAGAGTTTTCTTTGGAAGTTGAAACTCATCAGACATAGTCTTAATTGTCTCGCGAATCAAATCACGCTCTGCTTCCATGCGTGTCATTGAACCTGAGATTTCACCAAGCATCTTTTTGATTTTGGCACGATCGGTTGGGCTAGAAATACTTTGTGTCATGTTAGACTTTCCATTCAATACGAGTAATGTTAGAGGTGTTAAAAGAACGCCACTCTTGCTTCTCCAGATCAAAGGCAGCAACGACATCACCAGTTGGTGTTTTACCAGCACCCTTTGGTTGCTTGTCGGTAGGAATAACATCGCTCATCTTTGTACACAATAGACGACGAGATGTTCCATCTTTTTTAGTAAAGGTTATGGCAATCTTTGCTTCCGTCAAATATTCGCGGAGGTATTGAGCAAACTCTGGGTCTTTAACTAACTCTGCTGCGCCATCGGAAGAAGAAGCATTCGCCAGTGAGATTGCACAAATTGGACTATCACTTGTAACTGTAAACATAATTTATCCTATATTTTTAAAAAATTCACAAAATTGCACAAACTTCTCTGTTTCCAAAAAGAAATCTACATCATTGATTGGATGATCATCATCTGATAATCGCTTAATCTTGATATGATGGAGATCCATTTTCTTATCATATTTGTGGTTCAATGACAGTGTATAATTCCCATTGACTTTGATGGTTTTAATCACACTTCACCACCTTTACTTTAATATATGTGTCCTCACCCTGCTCGGTCTGAGAATCAGAAACAAGCATTGGAGAGTTTGGTCCAAAGGTTTCCCACTTGGATTTCAACACATATCCCTCAACGAATTCTCGTGTTCTGATTATTTGAATGTTATCTTCTGTTTTAACTGGTGATCTTAACAAAGCTGGTACCTTTCTATAATCAATCGACATTGTCAATGTTTTCCTGTAAAAGTTTTTGAGAGTTGATTAATGCTTTCTCTGCAACTCTTAGACCATATTCCATTTCGTAGATTCTACGCTTGGCTAGTCTAAGTTCTTTGCTCAGTTGAGACTTTTCGTCCATCATTCTTTCAATATCTTTTTTTACAACAGACCAGTAGTCTGCGACAGGGGTAAGTTTACACCACTCACCTTCGATGAGTTGGTATCCATGATCGATGCGATTTTCATCTGTCCATCGTGGACCAAGAGTATACTCAGGTGCTGGTTCTTTGTAGGATTTAAATCCTGAACCAGTAATCAAATCATCAATACGACTGAAGATTTTAGGCAAGTCATCTTTACTCCAAAGCATCTTCATTCTCCTCGTATTCATATTGTTGTTCGCGACCATTCATTGCTGCATGAATATCACACAGAGTTGTATGCCAACCATCAGTATAGGTTTGTCCAGGAGCACCGCACTCTTCACAAGTACGATAACTCATTGACTCGGCAAAACTAATGTAGCTGTGGTGTTTATCAGTAGCAGCATGTACATAGAATCGCAGCCCACCAAACTTTTCTTTTACTTGAACAGCGACAGGAACACGCTTCTCAGCTTCATCGAGATTGGTTTTCTTCTCATCAATCATTTCTTGAGTGACAATTTCACCCGATGGTGTTCCATCAGATTTAAAACCATAGCGTGGTTTACCAAGTTTTTCAGCAAGGTAATCGTATTGACCTTTCGCATGACGATAGTCAGAGTACAACAAACCGCAGAGAGTATCAATGATATTATACCAACCATCACCACATTCGAAACCCCAGCACATGGCTGTGTTCTGCATGTTCTCATGACGATCTTTAAATATCAATGGATATTTCTCACACAATTTTTCGTCTAGTTCTTTTCTCATGACCAAGTCCTATGGTTTTCTGCTACATGTTCAATACCATCATATTCATGAATGTGCCATTGAACATCATCAGGAATATCAACGATTGCTAGTTCTGCTGCCCAACCCCATGATTCTTTACCCAATTCTTCAATCACAGCAATCAAATCTGGATCATTGCGTTGTTCATAAAACTCATACTCACTAAGATAATTGTCATCAGATTGTTCACTACCTGCTCTGTAATAGTCTGAGTCGTTATCACGAATTGGAAATTTCGATGGAACTTTATTGAATGCAATACCCTTACGCTCAAGTAACTTTTCAAACGCTAAATTTGAGATACCGAATCCGCCAAAACATGTATTGATTGCTACTTTCATTATAAATTCACCTTATAACCTTCTTGTTTAACACCCAACAACTTGTGAATCATCTTATCTTTAATCATATCGGGGATTGTCAGATAAGGAAACTCAAGGATGAAAGGACATGCTTCTTTACCCCAACGATGATCCTTCAGAAAAGATTTGTATAACTTAATGTGTTTTTCGTTATCTGCATCAAAAAAGATTTTCTGTTTGATAATACTAGCAAGTACTGACATTAATATTCTTCTCCATCTTGAGTTTCGTTTTCAGCAGCCCAGTCGTCATACTGATTCAACAAATCAGCATAATCAATCAGATCCTCTGGTAAGTTTTCAATTGACTCGCGATCTGAGAAACTATATTCATAGCAGTCATCATACCCATCTTCATACTTACCAATGAAACCCATACCACCCTCGTGATAGTAGGCAAGAACTTCATAGTCATTATTATTCATCCACTCATATAACTCTACAGGTGGAGACCATGCCGAATCAAACGAAACCCAAATGGTGTTGTCATCTGAACGATTATAGTCATAGACAGATGCTTCCCACTTTGTGCCCCAGTTGTTTACATTCCACTCATACCAGCTTTCTTCTTCAGACTCTGGTCTTGGTCGAATTGTCTGGAACAGAACCTTTTCCTGTAACTTCAAACCAGCTTCGATCGCATCGATCTTTTCTTTAGAAGCTGTAATTGTTAAACTGTTATCACACCAATTAGGCATAGCACTCTCCATTTCATAATCTATAAAACTATTATACTTTACTTACGATTTTTAGTCAAGTTTAACACCAAGTTTGTTGCAAATAAATTTCTCAAGACTTGGTTCTGTTCTTGTCTCACCAAATGCCCAGCAGGATGCATGGACAATTTTATGAGCAAACATGTTTATTGCTTCTTCTGAAAAGACATAGTATGTTTTACCATGTTCCTCGTATCGCATGTTTGCCCAAATGTTTGCTAACTTGTCAATTCTTGTATTATATTCGTTCATTTTATTTCCTTAGAATTATCCGCACGATCTTTGTCTTCCCGTAGTTCGACAAATACTGGGAGGAACAAACTTTCTTCACCAGCTTTATTTTTAATTCGAGCATTATATTTGATTGCGACAATTTTACCAAGAAGATCTTTCTCTTTATATGTCTTACGATGCGTGTCATTGAATCCACTTCCTACATTGACTTTAACAATACCATCGGCAGACTCGCAGATTATTGCACCCAGCCAATCAGGTTTCTTTTTGTGTGGCTCAGTACCAACGATCTTAAGATCACATTCGAGTTCGCCTTTGAACTTAATTTGGTGTTTTGCTCGTTTATCTTCCCAAACACCTGAGCCATCTTTCAAGATGATACCTTCCAAACCTTCGGCAAGATATCCCTCGAAAATTTCTGTAGCTTCCTCTAGTGTGTTTACAATATTACTTGTAACCAACCAGACTCGCTTGTTTTTCGATTTAATTTTATCTACCATAATTTTCAACTTGGCGAACCGAGTTGCGTATGGCACATCACTGTAACAGTCAGTAAAAAACACATAAGGTAACATATCCCATACTGTTGCATGAATTAGCCCTGCTTCGGTTGCTGAAATTGTGCCCTTGTTTGCTTTGTTGAGGATTCCATTGCCAGTCTGGCGATCAGCAAACTGACTATCACCATCAAACATAACCATGAGTTCACCATCAAAAACATAATCGCCACCATCAGCCATTTTAAGGAATTGATCATCTAAGTTCCCCAACAAGTTTAATTCTTTACCATTACGACTACGATACTCAACAGCACCATCCTTGACGATGGCATTGAACCGCATACCATCCATCTTTAGTTGGGCATAAGCAGGGAATTTAATTTTATCAACCAACTTCTGCTCATAACCTGAGCAAAGCATAACAGGATATTCTTTAATCAATCCCGACCATACGGCATTGGCTGTTGAAATAGAAACACCACACTTCAAATCTTTAGAGATGATACGCTCAATAACCTTTGCATCATCGGCAGATACTTTCTCAAGTAATTCAGTCAGATGTTCAATCGCAGCATTGCCTGTAACCAAACGATTACAAAGTTTATACAACCATGGGAATGAATCTTTGATGTTTAGGTTTACGCTTGTGTTATTTGGCGTATACTTTGGAATCTTACGAATATAAAAATTCGTGAAGGGATCAAGAGCCAGACTAATAACAGTACGAAGGGTTTCGTTGTTGACATTTGCCTGAAGTTGCTCAAGTTTATAGTTACGAGAGTTGTTCGAAGCAAGGTCTTCAAAAAATTTATTCAAATTCATGGCTCATCACTTTCTTAATTCGTTTATACGCTTTCTTGCTCAACACAACTTTCATTCTATATTTTGGTGTTCGCAGATCCTTTGCTATCGGATCACGAATCTTCTTCAATTTCAAAACAATCTTCATACTACCTCCGCATTGTTGCAATCGCAACAGCTTCCTCATCACTAAAAACAGGCACGGCATTACTTTTATGCATAGTACCGATACCTTTAATCTTATCGCCTGTATAAACTGGATTGGCTTTCTTGAAACATGGACCACCAGTAAATGGAAGACTTGGTATCTTAGGTGTCTCACGACAAGCAGGTTTACCAAGGAAGTCTGACTCACTGAGTTTCTTGTGCGTGGGCGCAGTCGAAGTCTTCGTGGCATACTTCTTTAAAAGGTTTTCCCAATCTTCGCGCAACTTGCGTGCTTTCGCATCAGGTTTACGCTTTTTAGATTTACCCAACGACGCATGAATCATTTGCATAAAAATCCTTACTTTTTCAAGTCAATAGAATAATTATACCTAATTTCTGAATTATTGTCAAGCAAAAAAATGCCCCACGCTGGGTGGGGCTTGCAGGAGGGGTAATAACCCTTTACTCTGTAGGGGTATCGTTTCGACGACCTTTTTCTTTTGGTGGTGGAGCTTTTTTGGCTTCCAACTCAGCGTCAATCATCAGACGAATGAACGCTCCACGCTCATGTGGGTTTACAAAAGAAGCTGCCATACGCTTGGCGCTTTTACTCAATACAAAATTCTTGTCAGGTTTATTCATGATTCTCCATTAATTGATTTACAAAATTTAACAACAACTTGTGATGCCTTCCGTTATGATACTTACCTTTCATCCAAGAGTAACTATCATACCAAAACTGTTCGCTCTCTGGGTGACAACCAATCAACCCTATGTTATCTTGAACGATAGCCATTGGGTAATCAGTTGAATACTTAGCCACTGTATCGTAGCGACCATTACCTTTAAATGTTGGTCCATCATAGAAAAACATTTTGTCTTCTACACCCAACCAGTCTATTGGTATATTTTTAGCATGAGGTCTGCGAGTGCAGGTATTTGGTTGTTTAATGTACTGAACAACTTCAACACCATCGAGAATATTCAGATAGTGTTTACCTGCCCAATACGCACCCATACATATACCAATATACTTCCTACCTCTGCTTACAAAATTTCTTACTGAATCAACATTAGATTTAAGCAAGGTATCAAAAGAGTCAGAGTCACCAAATCCACCAGGAAACGCAACTGCGTCAACTGTGTTGAAGAAACCATCTTCCATTTCATTTTTGGAAAATAGTTTAAACTTATAGTGTGGGGAGAGAGCACTTATGATACCATTGCTTGACTGTACTGAACATTTAGGATCAGCAACAAATAAAGCAATGGTGGGTTTCATTTTATAGGAAAGAGTTAATCCATAACAACAACAAGATAATCCACAAAATTCTCTGTATATTATCTAGTGTACGCTCATAATTATCTAACCATGATTTGTTTTTTAATTCATTCATTTTTTATCTTTAGTTACTACTGGTTGTTCGACTGCTGGTGGTTCAACATATTTGTCCCAGACAATATTGCCTGCGTTCCAACCAAACACAGTGAAAAACCCTGCCACAATGGCACCTACTGTCAATTCAAGTATACCCATAACGAAAAATCCTTATTTACATAGTTGCCGAAATTAAAATATTTGCTGCTTCAACGATATAGCGCATAGCAACTTCATCGTTAGCCAACTCTTGAGCTGCTTTCACTTCAGCTACTTGTTGAACGAGAAATTGATACTCGTCTTTATTCAATTGACCAGAACTAAACTGATCGGCGAGAACTAATAATTCATTTGCCAATCCAGAAGCTGGTCCACCCATTCCTGCGGTTTCTCTTAAACTTTCTAACATTATCTTCCCTTCCATGCATCAGCTACGACATCGATGCGAGTTTTGTTTATCTTCAAGACAGACTCGCAGAATAACTTATTGCTGGAATCTCTCGCTTTACCCAATGCTTCCTCTAGCTGAGAAATTGATGTAGCTTGAGGATCGTTTCTCAATTCTGAGTATACCTTAAGAGTGTGGACTTTGTCAAGTGCTGCATTCCAATTCTTGTCATCGCAGGATAGTTTATCCACTGAAATCTTAACATCAACCAAATTCCCAAACATAACTGGATCGTGGTCTCTTGGCAGTAAAGAACAGCCACTTGCAAATAATACTGCAATTAAAATTAACTTTTTCATAATATTCCTTAGACAGTAAAACTACTACCACAACCACAAGTATTAGTTGCGTTTGGGTTTGATACTTTAAAACTAGATCCCATTAATTCTTGCACATAATCAATAGTTGCTCCAATCAAATATTGCATTGACATTGAATCTACCAACACATTTTCTATAACAAAATCGTCTTCCTGTTTTTCTTCTTCAAGAGTAAATCCATAGGAAAATCCTGAGCAACCACCACCTTGAACAAAAGCACGGATATACGGCAGTTGTTCTTCAGCCAGTATATCTGTAATTTTCTCTTTTGCTGCTGGTGTTAGTGTTAATTCCATACTATTGCTGTTGGTTTTGTGGTGTAGTTGGTTGTTCTGGCGCTGGTGTTGCAGTTTGTGCTGGAGCTATCTCAGCTTCAACTTTTGCTACCTCAGCTTCAACAGCTGGTTTTTGACCAAGAAAATAACCAAGAACCAAACCTACTATTAATCCAATGATAAGTAACATTTCTATCTCCTAATAATTAAAAGAAAACTTTCATGTAGAATGTTCGTCAATAACCCTATTTAGTTTGTTTTAAATCTAAGTATGTATGTCTACTACATGTTTTAAGATAAGAAACAGTGTTACCAATTTCAGAGTATACCTGTCTCCAGCCTTTACATCCAGAGACAGGGCAAACAGGTCTGTTCAAATAATCTGGTTTAGAGATCATTAGCGAGCCAATGGGTTATCCAATGCCTTTTGAATTTTATTATCTACATCTTTACCAAGTTGTTTCAGATCCTTACGAACATCTTGAACATCCTGTTGGGTTTCACGCTGAGTTTGTTTAGCGCTACGCTCGACTTGATCAATCTGATCGCCTTGACGACGAATGTCTGCTTTCAAATCGTTTTTAATGTTATTAACATACTCAACTTCTTGTTGACTATTTTTCTCAATAACAGCAAGACGCTTGTCAAACTCAGATAAGTCTGGAGCAACATACTTAGTAATCTTGGTCTTCATATCTTGATAGTCTTTGTATACTTCAAAAGCACCATATAAACCACCAAGGATAGATGATACTAATGTGAACGCAACCATCAATTTCGCTGGAGTAAATTCATATCCACCGATGCTGATAACTGTGTCTTTACTTGCGTATTTCTTTACTGCTTCTTCTGCATTGTCAATAGCAGCGTTTACATCTTTGATTTCTTCTGGCATTTTAATTTCCTTTTAAAAATTCTTTAATAGTATCTACTAGCATTACTCCAAACAAGAAAGTAATGCCAATAATTTGTAATTTTAAAAACTGCATGCAAATATCCATGTACATTTTAATTTCCTCTGTTGTATTGGGATTCTACCATTTCATTATGTAATGAATCAGTCGGACCAAACAACCCACGACCTAATCTTCTATTATCCACTGTTTGTTGATTTTTATATATTGAAACAGGTGGATAAAATGGAGTTTGAGTAATTAACTGTTGGCTATAAACATCAAATCCAGGTTTAAATGCCATTGCTTGAATTACTACAGTTTGCATTTGTTTCTGGGCTTCCATGTTAGACGCTTTCCCCATTTCGTTAGCCAAGTTCTTAGCATTAGCTGCTGCTTCTTTCTTCGCAGCCTCTGCTTTTCTTTCTGCGATTTCTTGACGAGCAGTTTTAGGTTGATCTTTATTACCATCCTGTTGGCTACCACCAGCCATTTGACTTGGACCTGCTGGTTTATCGCCATCAGATTTCTTATCATCCTGTTTCTTATCGCCAGAACCACCACTTGGTTTATCGTCAGATTTTTTATCGCTCGATCCAGATGCCTGCTGCGCTGGAGCAGCAGGAGTTGGGGCTGCTGGCGCTGGCGCTTGAGCTACCAACTGAACTGGAGCAGCTGGCGCTGCAGCTGGCGCTGCCGAAGCTACTGGAGCAGCGATGGCTTTATCAACAGTAGTATTACCAGTTGCTGATGGTGTAGTAGTAACAGTACCAGTAGAACTAACAGTAGGTGTAACTGAACCAACAGTTGTAGTTGTTGACGATGTCGTTGTCGGTGTTGTAGTTTGAGTAGTTGTAGTTGGAGATGTAGTTGCAACTACTCCTGCCGTAGCTACTGTTGATGCCATGTTCTGTTGTTGTAACAACTGTTGAGTAGCATAAGCAGTTGAATAGTTTGGACACTGCTGACTGTATAATCCATTCAAAGAACATTGTTGATTGAAGTATGCTTGAGCATAACCAGTACAATCAGTCGCATACAGCGGATTAGCATTACACTGTTGATTGTGGTACGCTTGAGCATAACCAGTACAATCTGTTGCGTATAGTGGATTTATACTACACTGTTGATTGTGATAGGCAACTGCATATCCACTGCAGTCTGTAGCATACAATGGGTTAATTGTACACTGTTGGTCGTGATACGCTTGGGCATATCCTTGACATGTTGTTGAGTATAGTGGGTTCGCATCGCACTGTTGTTGTAAATAAGCAGCAGCATATCCTGGACAATCAGTAGCGTATAAACTATTCAATGAACATTGTTGATCATGATACGCTTGAGAATATCCAGAACAACTTGTTGAAAACAATGGATTAACTGAACACTGCTGATTGGTGTAAGCTACAGCATATCCAGGACAAGATGGATTATATAATGCGCTTGCCGAACACTGTTGAGTAAAATATGCTACTTGATATCCAGGACAAGATGGACTAAACAATTGGTTTATATTACATTGTTGAGTAGTATATGCTGCCTGATATCCAGGACAAGTTGTAGAAGACAGAGGGTTTGCAGTACACGCATCGAAAGAACCACTGGTTCCCCATGTTACTGGATTAGATGTTGGTACACTAAATCCTTGACCATGATAGTACTGAAAATATTGACCTTGAGACAAATCACCAGTCATACCAGCAGTTACTGTATGATTTGTTGAAACAAATGCGCCACCATAACGAACATTCATTTGTCCATTAGAGTTAATGTTTACTTCAAAACTACTTTGATTATTTGTTCCGTATTCTCTGGTGTTATACCAACCATAAGTGGCAGAAGTTCCATTTTGTAAAAACCAAGTAGCCTGACCAGTTGTATCTATCAAGTCAGTCCACAGTGGAGCAATCATGTAGTTATAAACTGAGTTTCTTGTTCCCTGATTTGCAAGTCCAGATAAATCTTGACCACCACAGCAACCAGCACCTGGGATATTACCAGTGGTAAAACTAACAATACCATTAGAATACATCCAAGAGTTATTGAAAGATTGACCCCAAAACGGAAAACTAAAATTAAGCGGAACATTCTGAGAACTATCATCACCCAACTGTAAATGTTGAGCTGCGCTATTACCAGCAATATTCTGTAAAGGTAAAGCAGCTGAGCCAGTACCAACAGAAACAGTTAATCCTGATTGACCAATAGGAATACCAACGAGTGTTCCTGTTCCACCATTTACTGGTGTTACTGTCATTCCTTGTGGATTAAATGTTACCTGTGCATGAGCACGATCGCAGTTTGATAACCCTGCTATCAATATGGCAGAGACAAATACTGCTAGGAGTTTCATTACTCTTTACTCTTGATTTTTTGTGGCTGGCGATCAG